CTAGACAAGTGGCACCGTGATACAGCCTTCGACCCATCCCCCGTTTGCGCTTACTGTCATCTTTCCCGAGGAACGCAAGGCGATGGTGTGCTGCGCCACCTGCACTTCGACGCCATGCAATCCGATGCTCGAATTGGATACTGCGGCGCAATGCACCTCGAAAGCCGCCTCCAAACCGGCTGGGAGTGTGAAAAGCGGGGATGTCTCCCATTCTTTCGCCGCATTCCAGTCGCTACCGACTCGGATTGCGTGGAATGCGACGATCAACAGCTTGCCTACCAGCGCGGTACGGTAATTCACGTTCCAATTCTGGTTCGATCTGGTGAGGGTTACGGAAAGCTATTCAGGCGAGAACGTAGGTCATCGTCCCGGAGAACGTGCCGATGTTCTGCCCCGCGCCACAATTGGCATAACGGAAATTGCCATTCGTTTCCAGAATGAAATCACGCTGGCTGCCACCATCACGCCCCGACCACGTACCATGCGTGACGACCGCAGGCCTCCAACCCTCCGGAATTGTACCGAACTGTCCACTGCCCCACGAGTCAGCGCTCGCGCTTTTCCAGTTGATGCTAATCTGCGCGATCTTGCCAGACTTCACGCCGGTCACGGTGCCATACTGTGATTTAATCAAAGTCTGGGTTACGGAAAGCTATTGCAGTGCCATCCAACAGCCGTGCGCCGTGGAGTAAGCGGATTTCGGGTCGCCAAGCATCTGCACCTTCCCATCACGCATGACAAGCAGGCTGAAACCGCAGGACGGGAACGATATGATGCTCTGGTCGGCGAGCGGACGGAACGCTTCAGGGATGGTCTCATTCGCCGTCGAGTAGTTCTGCTGTCCACTGCCGTCGAACTTGACGTTGCCGTTGATCGTGACGATGCGTCCGACGCGACATAGAGTGAGTCTGCTGTTCGTGTATGGAGGTTTCCATGGCTGGGTTACGGAATCCCACAGTTGGCTCATCGGAGGCAACTGCTTGACAAGCATGACAGGAGTTCCAGCGGTGATGCCACTGATTGGAATGCGGGCGATCGGAATCCACACGGTACCGGAATTGTTCAGGATACTACCCGACGGAACCGTGGGATCAGCCGCCGTGCCACTGGTGGCGGTGCCCTTCAACACAGCGAGCGCGATCGTTTCGATGTTGTTCGAACCTCGCGTGTATTTCACGCAGATCAGGTCGTTGCGGTTCCGTCCCGTGACTCCGCTTTCGATCGTGACGGTCTCCGCCGCGGTGACGCGTGCGTATCGTCCTTCGATCACAAGGTTGAGGACCGGGATGAGCGCTTTGTTTGCTGACTGCATGGTCACGGCGGGGAATTTGCCGTCGCTGCCTTGCAGCAGGTAGTTGCCGTTTCCGACCAGTCCGGCCTGCATGGCTCCTTGGTCGCTGGATGTGATGTGCGGAGCGCCGGCCTTGCCGGTGATGAGATTCATGGTCATGGTCATTCCTTCCTATCTGTTGTGTTGTTGAGGTATGCGGCGTAGGCGGCGTCCTGCGTGGCTGCCAGCGCTTTGAACGTCTGCCAGCATGCGGTACAGACGAGCGCGCCCTGTGCGACTCCGTCGACGGTGGTGTGTGTGATGTCGTGCCAGTCGCTGGAGGTGCGTGGGTCACCGTCGGCGAGGTATGCGGAGGCGTGGCATCGGTCGCAGGTGTATCTGGTGATGTTCGTGGTTCGTGCCATTGATGTTCCTTTCTCTTTCAGGCTGTGCGCTGGTAGATGTGTCCTGGAAGGATGGTGTTGCATTCCTTCCAAGTGCCGCCGTAGGTGGTTCCCGGATTTGTTGTGGCGGTGGTCCAGTAGAGGGAGCCGACCGGGTGGGCGGCGATGAACGCCTGGCTTGCGCTCATGCCCGTCTCGCCCTTGTCGCCCTTCGGTCCGACGAGGCTTGTGTTGGAAACCGGTTTGAACGTCACGTTTTTCCCGGTGGCTGTGATCTGCGCGTACATCAGGTTCTTGCCGCCATTGGTCATGGCGAAGAAGTATTCGCCTACGACCGGGGCACGGTTGAAACTGAGTGCCCGCCAGTCAAAATCCGAGCATGCGGACGTCCAGTATCCGGATAGTATGCGTGTGATGATCAAGGCAGGCAACCCGGTCTCGCCGCGTTGGCCGGCCTCTCCTTTCGCTCCGGTGGCCCCGGTCGCGCCAGTGGCGCCGGCAGGGCCCTGCGGTCCTTGCACTCCCTGCTTGCCTTGCGGTCCGGTGTCGCCTTTGGGGCCTTTGACGTTGCCGAGCAGAATCTTCGTCATATGCGCTCCTTACTTTCCGTCATTGATCATGTAGTACAGGTCGCCCGTCGCCGGATCGTAGGAGACGGGAGCTTCTGACGCGGTGGCCGTGTCCGCGTACACGGCGTACAGGTCTCCGTTCGGGTCGACCTGCAGTGTGAAGAATCCGGAGGTTGGTGCCGTCACGCCGCTGGCACCCTGCGGTCCTGTCGGCCCCTGTGGGCCCTGCAGTCCCTGCGCTCCCTGTATTCCCTGCTTACCCTGCGGCCCGGTGGGGCCTGTTGCTCCGGTAGGTCCGGCAGGGCCGGTGTCGCCTTTCGGACCTTGCGGGCCGGTAGGGCCTCCTTCTCCGGCGGGTCCGACATCGCCTTTGTCACCCTTGTCGCCCTTCAGCCCTTCAGGACCTTGCGGGCCGGTAGGGCCGGCAGCTCCAGTGGCTCCTTTAGGCCCGATCTCGCCGGTATCGCCCTTCACACCTTGCGGGCCGACGTCACCCTTCGGACCCTGCGGGCCGACAGGGCCTTGCGCTCCGATGATGGACTGCCTGGAAACCGTCTTCCCTTGGAACTGGCCGCCGGATTGCGAAACGCACTGCCAGATGATGCTGTATTTTCCGCCACCTGACAATGCGGTCGAATATTCATTGACGAGTGGTGTTCGGTTCAACCATTCGCTCACGTTTCCCGTGAATATGGCGCCTGCCGGATATTCGCCAACGAGTATCTTTTTCATCACGAGCGCCGGAAGGCCGACGTCGCCTTTAACGCCCTGGACGCCTTGCTTGCCTTGTGGGCCAGTGTCACCAGTATCGCCCTTAGGTCCTTGGGGACCGACGGCTCCCGTATCGCCTTTCATTCCTTGCTTGCCTTGCGGCCCGGTGTCACCGGTATCGCCCTTGTCTCCTTTGGGGCCTTTGATATTACCGATTAGAAGCCTGGTCATTAATCACCTTTCTGGTATATCCACATACAGGTCGCCGCTCTTGGGATCCCAAGTGAACGATGGTGGGCTCGTATTATCCGGATAATTCACATATAGGTCACCGTCGCCTTCCATGCTGAGTGTGAAGAAGCCGTTCGAGGGAGCGGATATGCCGCTGTCGCCCTTTTCACCTCTTTCGCCCTGCGGACCTTGGATGCCTTGGACTCCTTGTATTCCCTGCTTGCCTTGCGGACCAACCGGTCCGACCGGTCCTTGCGGGCCGGTGGACCCCGTTAGACCGGTTGGACCTGCGGGGCCTTGCGGCCCTGTAGGACCGGCCGCTCCAGCGTCGCCCTTCTCCCCGCGCAGGCCCTGCAGACCTTGTGGCCCCTCCGGGCCTGCCAAGCCCTGTGGACCGCGTTCACCGGCCGCTCCAGTCGCTCCTCTGGACCCGGTATCACCCTTCTCGCCTTTTTCGCCTTGCGGCCCCTGATCGCCTTTCTCACCTTTTGGCCCCTGCGCGCCCTGACCGCCTGTCGGAAGCCCCAGGTTCAGGGTCTTGTCGCTGCCATCTCCGGTAAGCGACGCGCTGGCCTGCGCGCCTGGTGCGAGCGTGTCCACCGAACCGATTCTCAGGCCGGTGATGTAGTCGCCTTTCGGCTGCTTGCCCGCCAACGCCGTATTAAGCGCACCGATGTCCTGTCTGGTCACGTCGGCGCTGAAGGTCCAATTATCAAGCTTGAGGCCGGCTCCCGCGTAGTAGGCGTGGCCACCATCCCCGATGGAGGATTCTCCGCTGTTGCCGCCGGCGCTGGCGCCTCCGGATTCGTAGGTGACGGTGAGCACGCCTCCCGAAACCTTGACGATCTTCTTGGAGATCTCGGCCGTGACGACGAGGCCCGTGTTGTTGTCACGGCCCGTTACCAGGTCGCCGACGTCCGCGTCGATGCCGTCGGGAATGTCCACGTCGATGGTGCTGGTGTTCCGAAGTTCCTGGAATTTCTGCCTGCCCTTGTCCTCGAGCTCGTCGGCTTCGGCGTTGGACAACTCGTATGTGGCGGTGCGTTCGTCAAGGCCTTTGAGGGTCTGCGTGTGGCTGAACGTGCCGTTCGCGTCGGCGTACCAGTGGATGACGGTACGGTCCTTGAGTTCGCCCTTGCCCAGGCAGATGAGATGGTTGATCGGGTGCGCCTCCTGTTTGGCGGTGAAGTCGATGAGGTCCGAGTCGATGCTGTCGCCGATCGTGCGGACGGGCATGGCGCTCATGGATACCTTGTCGCCGTCATTACGCAACCGGAGTTTGAGTCCGCTTGCCCTGAGCATCTTGACCAGACCGCTGTACAGGTCCACGTACCGGTCGAACCGGCAGGTGGTCTTGTGGTCGGCGCTTTCGTCGGTGACGGTGAACAGGCCTTGCAATCCCGCACGGCTGACGAGCGTGCGCATGATGACGGGAATCGTGCCGGACAGGGTGAGGTAATCGTTGTTCCTGTCCGGTTCGATGATCTTCGAGGCGAGCACTCCATGCCAGTCGCGGCCATGCCATGTGACGGTGGACAGGCCTCCGTCCACGTCGACATCCGTGTCGTCGATGATGCCGCCGTACTCGGTGCCGTCGATCATGATGCGGCTTCCCGCCTTGAGCGCGGCGTCTTCGACCTGCAGGTCGAAGTCGTTCTCCCCGCTGCCGAACGCGAGGTCGAGCGTGTATGAGGCGTGGCTCGCCACGGGTTTGCCTGTGGCGTCGGTGACGATCAGGTCCATGGCGGTTCGCTCCTTTCCTCGCAGACCGTCAAGTCGAATTGGAATCCTCCCGGCCAGCTGATCGGCTGTGTTCCGGGCGCGAGCGGTTGGAACACGTACCGGCCGGAATCCTTGCCCGACCCTCGCACAGCCTGTGCGAAGCAGTTGGTGGCGAGCCCGGTGCCGCTGACCATGGTGACGGTCCTGACATCGCCGGTGCCGTCGATTTCGAGACGTGAGCCGGATGGTACGGTCACGTCGACCTCGTATCGGTTGTTTCCGATGATGACGTACGGGTTTGTGCACGGTCCGAATATCGTGAGCTTGACCGGCTGCGGGATGGATGTGTCGTTGACGATCTCGGCACCCAATGCCATGCCGGCGAAATCATGCGGATAATCATATGGATAGTCAAGGTCGGAGGTTCCGGAATCGTATCGTGGCGTGAAATGCGTCATGGTCGGACGGCGCCACACGCCATCGGCCAGCACGATGGTCAACTGCGTCTCGACCATCGTGGGCGTGATGGACTGCGGCTCGCTTTTCGTGATCCACGCTTTGGCCTCCCATTCGCCGTCGGCGATGAGCGTGCCCGGGTTCCCGGATGCCATGTCGGCGTCCGAGAGGCGGCGCAATAGGTTGAGCGTCTCCGGAGAATCGTGGATCTTCACGGTGATGGTCGTCTCGCGTGTCTTGCGTGTGATGCCCGTGATGCCGCGCGAGGCGAGGCTGTAATCCCAGATGCGGGCGCGCAGTCCGGTGAGTGTCTCGCCATAGAGCGGCCCTTCGAAACCAATCGACTCGCCTGTTGCGCCGCTCACGTAGCTCAGGGTTCTCATGCCACGCTCCTTACGAGTCTTGCGAAGTCACGTTGGGTGAACGGCCGGTCGTCGGCCGTCGCCGCTTCGACGGCTTCGATCAGCGTGTCCATCCTGCCGATGACGGTTTCCCATAGTCTGTCGGAATCCGATGGCGTGGCCGTGGTGACGTTCAATCGTCCGGTCTTCGACCAGTCCGTGCCGTCGAGGCTCATCGAGGAGACGAGCGAATCCATGGAACGGCTGACCACATGCGCGGAATCGTCGATACCCAATGCCATGCCACGTCCGACCATCGCACCTACCTCGTCGCGGAACACACGCGACGGCGAGTGGATGCCCAAAGCGCTCTTGGCCTTGTCCACCAAGCCCGACAACGCGTTGGTGATGCTGGAATACAACGAGCCGACCATTCCTGTGATGCCGTTGATCAATCCCTGGATGATGTTGCGTCCCGCGCTGACGAGCCAGCTTCCCGCGCCGGACACCGCGCTCCGGACGGTTCCGCCAATCCCGCTCACGACACTCCCGACACGGCCAACCATGTTGCTTACGGTGCCGACGATGCCGCCCCAGACGCTCGACACAATGCTTCTGACACCATTCCACAACGCGGCCCACACGCTTCGGATGGTCGAGCATGCGGCGGATACCACGCCACTGACCATGCCGACTCCCGCGGAAACGACGCCTTGGATGCCGCCCCACACTGCCGACGCGATGCCCTGGATGGCCGACCACGCGGCGCTCCAGTTCCCGTTGACGACCGCGAGCGCCAGTTGGATGATGCCTTGGATGACGGCGAGTGTGGTGCTGATGATTGTGGTGACGATGGTCCATGCGCCTTGTACGACGGTGGATATGGTGTTCCATAGTCCGTTCCAGACCGTGCTGATGATTGTGGCGGCGGTTTGGAAGATGGTTTGGATGTTCTGTATTCCGGCTTGCAGGAGTGGTGTGATGGTGGTGATGAATGTTTGGATGCCGGTGATGATCGCGGCGAGTGCGATCATGATGATGGGGCCGATCGTGTCCCAGACGTTTTGGAGGATGGTGGTGATGAGTGTCCATCCGGTTTGCCAGATTTGCTGGATTTGGCTCATGGTCTGGGTGATGAATGTGGCGATGGCTTGCAGGATTGGCTGGCATGCGGTGCTGATCTGGTTCCAGATTCCCATGAACCATGTGGCGAAGCTGTTCCAGAGTCGTTTGCCGGTTTCGGTTTGGGTGAAGAACCATGTCAGCGCGGCGACGACCGCGCCGATGGCTACGACAAGCATGCCGATCGGATTCGCATCCAAGGCAGCGCTGAATGCCAGCTGCACGGCGGTAGCAGCCTTGGTCACCGCGCTCCACGCCGATTGGGCTGCCTTGACAATATTGAACGAGCCGGCGAGTTGCTTCAGTCCTCCAGCCGCGCTTCCCGCGTCGGAGATCTTGCCAATCAGGTCGAAAGCGGCCGTGGCGGTCTTCTCCACACCGGAGGCAGTCGCGGAAATGGCCTTCAACCCACTGGAAACCGTTTTCAGTCCGGCCGATACGATGTCCCAGCCCTTGACTGCGAGCAATGCGATGGTGATGGCCTTCAACGCGCCGGACACCAGTGCGCCGTTCTGCTGAGCCCACTGTCCAACCGACTGCAGCCAGCCTCCCACCGTCATGAGCACGCCGGTCAAAGTGTTCAACAGTCCGGCGAAGCTCTGCGCCGCGGAACTGGCGGTGCGCGCGCTGTCGTTGAAGCCGAAGGCCTGCGAGACCGCGGCCGCCAATCCGGAAACCAGCGAGCCCAAGCCGGAGATGACGCCGGTCAGGCTTTCAAGGAACGGCTGCAACGCGCCCGTCTCGATGAACGTGTTGACGAACGTCTTCGCCCACCCCGCCGCGTTCGACAACACCTGCGCGACCGAAGCGACCACTCCCGCGAGCGCGCCGGCGGTTGTGGAGAACATTGTGGCGGCTTCGCCGCCATTGTTGAGTCCGCCTATGAGTGATGTGATTGCGTTCCAGAGGCCAGTGAGTTGGCTTTTGAGGCTGGCCGTCGCAGAGGCGAGCATCTGGAAGCCGGGAATGTTGGAGATCGTGTCGCCAAGGTTTTTGAGTTTCGCCTGTGTGTCGGGTATCGCGTTCTCGAGACCTTGTTGGAGTGCCGCGCCGACTTTTTGCAGGGTTGGTGTGACGGCCGCGGTGAATGTGTCGATGAGTGGGATGGCTTGGTTGAACAGGCCGCGTAAGCCGTCGAGGACTGGCGTGGCGGCTGTTTCTCCGAGTCGGCTCAACGCGGCTTTCACGTTGGCCAGGGCGCCGGTGAATGTGGTGCCTGCGGATAGTGCGGCCCCGCCTAGGCCTTCCTGCATGGCGTCGGCGAAGGTTTGGAAGTCGATTTTGCCGTCCGAGACCATGTCGGACACTTCGGCGCTGGTCTTGTTCAGATGCTTGCCGAGCATTTGGAGGACTGGGATGCCGCTCGACATGAGCTGGAGCATGTCGTCGCCCTGGAGTTTGCCTCGGGCGGCGACGGAACCGAAGATCATGCCGATGTCGGTGAGGCTTCTGCCGCTGATCTGCGCGGTGTCGGCCACGGTCTTGAGAACCTTGGTCAGGTCCCCGCCCTCCTTGATGCCGGAAGCGGACAGGCTTGCCGCCACGGTCGCGGCGTCACCCAGTCCGAACGCGGTGCCTTTGACGGAGGCGAGCGCGTCGTTCATGATTTCGGTGACGCTCGCGCTGTCGTGGCCGAGGCCTTTGAGCTTGGCTTGCGCGTTCTCGATGTTGAGGGCGCGGGTGAAGCCGCCTTTGGCGGCCAATGCGGTGATGCCGCCGGCGAGGGTGGCGATCGCGCCGGTGCCGACCTTGCCGATTTTGCCGAATGCCCCGCCGATCTTCGAGATGAGGGTGTTGGAGCTTTTCTTGGAGGCGTTGTTGACGGCGTCGCCGATGTCGCCTTCGATGCTTTTGCCGAATCCTTTGCCGGATGGTTCGACGTGGACGTATGCGACGCCTATGTCCTGTGCTGCCATCGTGTTTCCTTATTCGTAGGTTGGGATTCCGATGGCGGTCGGAGTCAGAGGTCGTCGTTGATGTGGAAGTAGGCTTTGAGCCGTTCCCTGTCCTCGCGTTGACGGCGGGTGAGGTTGTGCGTCGGGGTTGGCGGGCGGAGCGGGTCGTGCTCGTGGTCGAACCATGGGCGTTTGCGTTGTCCGGACAGCGTCCAGACCGCCTGTTCGGCTCCGTCGGGCGCGTAGACGGCGTTCTGCAACGCCATCCACGAGTGGCTCGTATGGTCTTTGAGGATTTCGCGGGTCAACGCCCAGGCGAGTCCCCAATCGACTCGTGGACGTTGGCCTTCAACCCATTCCCGGAAGCGTACGGGCCTGTAGATCTGCCCGTACGCTCGGATCCAGTCGTAGGCTAGTGCCGCGCGATTGTTGTTCCAGAGGTGGGCGAGGTAAACGCTTTTGGGTCCAGTCCGGATTCCTCGGCCCACGCCTTGATGGTCGCGGTGAGGTAGGCCATCGGACGTTTGGTCTTGCGCAGCACGTTCCAGAAGTTCGGCTGCATCGTCTGGAAGTAGGCGAGGAACGTGCTCACGCAGGCCGTGGTTTCCTCGTCGGACAATGCGGGCTTGCTTTTGACCAGGAGGATGGCCTGGACGAGTTCGATGGGCAGTTCCGCGTTGTTGAGGTTCGGCAGGTCGAGTTTGACGCCGGCGACCTCGAGGTGCACGTCGGGTTTGAGCTCTTCCGCTTCGGTCAGGTCTACGTCCACGACATGGTATTCTTTGTCGCTCATTTCGTCTCCGTTTCATGGTTATCGGCGGTTATGGGTAATGGTCCCGTGCGGTCGACCGCCATCGGCCGCACGGGAAGAATCAATGGGTCACTTGGCGTCTTCGGTGACGAGGCCCCATGCGTGGAACTGTTCGCCGTTGGTGCCCTTGAGCATCTTGAACGTCATGCTGAAGTTCATGATCTCGCTGGATTTCAGGCTCACGTCGTCGCGGTCGCTCACCTTCGCGTTGGTGCCGTACAGGAGGAAGGGGCGGTCCTGCTGGTCGAGCGCGACCAATACGAGGATCCATTCCTTCTTCAATCCGGCGCCCTTGATGCTGATGCCGCCGTCGGATTCGACGTCCACGTCGAAGTAGGCGGACACCACATCCTTGCGGCCCTCCATGGCGGCGAGCTGGAGCGTCCAGTAGCCCGGATCCGTGTCGGACAGGACGATGTCGCCGTTGTGGGCCTTGTAGTCGGTGCTGTCGCCCGGTTCCGGATGCAGTACGGCGCCGTCCTCGGTGGAGTAGCCGATCGGCTTCTTGTTGGACGGCGGCGTCCAGTTCACGCCGGTCGGGGCCGTGAACGTGCTGTCGCCCTTGGGGAACAGGAACAGCGCGTAGTTCTTGATCAGGCGCACGTTGCCTGCGGTGTTGCCGCTGGACACGTACCCGTAGTCGGTCGCGCCCTGCGCGGCGACGGTGGTTTTTTCGTTGTTGTCAGACATTCGTCTGCACCTTTCCGTTCTTCGCGTGTGGCGGCACGTTGTCTTTGGTTGTGTTTCAGTTGACGGTGACCTCGAGCAGGAGCACTCCGTACGCGCACACCAGCCTCTTGTCCTCGTCAGTCATGCGTACCGGCCCGGATTCGAGTGACGCGTCGATGAGCGGCGCGACGTTTCCGAGCCTGATGATCTCCCTTGCGATTGCGGCCCATAGGCGGGCTGCCTTGTCCCAGTCGCCCGTATGGTCCTCTCTCATGCATCGCACGCTCAACCGCAGCCGCACGTACTGCGAGATTGGGGTGCTCATGCCTTGCATGGAGTCGGCCAGAGTGGCTTCGGTGAAGGGAGGTTCGAGGTCGCTTCGTTCGATGGTGTCGAACGTCACGTCCGGAAACAGCTCCCGCAGCCTGGGCAGGAGCAGCGGCTCCGTGCGCCGCGGGGTGACGGGGATGCTCATACGCGCATCCTTCCGAGCGTGTCCTCCAATGTGCCGTGCGCCTTCTCCACGGGTGCGGGGCAGAGGATGGCCACGCCGCTGCGGTTCTTGCCGTTATGGTCGCGCACCATGCAGCGGCTGTCGGTGACGGCCTCGTTGGCGGCGTCGCGCATGCGGTCCCGCAGGGTCTCGTTCTTCAGCACCTGTTGGCTGAATGCCTTTCGGTTGAACACGAATCTGCATCGTTTGGCCATAGGTTATCCTTTTCGTTCTCCGACGGTGATGACGTCGCCGATGTGGCGTCCGTGGGTGTTGTTCCATACTTGCGGTTTTCCTTTGACGGGCAGGAGGATGCCTCTGACTTTGATCAGGTCGGCTGGCTGGATGCCTGTCGGTTGGCTGCCGCGGATGTGGATCGTGTATTCGATGGTCCGTGGATTGGCGTTCTCCTCGACCTGGTCGGTGGTGGAGGTTGGCGCGACCATCGCCTGGAACGTGCCGACACGGGCGGGCTTGCCTTGGATGGGGTTGCCGTCCGTGTCGGTGGTGGGTTGGCCGCGCCATACTTCGATGGTTTCCATTAGGACACCTCACCTGTGGCCATGTCGACGCTGAACGCGCGTTGAGCGTTGATGCCGAGGATGCGTTTCTCGTCGTCGCGCAGCCAGAGATCGCCGGTGGGCGCTCCGAAACTGTATTGTTCGCTGAAGCTGCCGGTGGTCTGGTTCATCTGCGTGATGCCGCCGGGAATGTCGTACGGGTCGGCCTGCATGATTCTGCGGACGATGTCGCAGGTGATCTTCGTCAACAGTCGTGGCCGTTCTTCGAGGAGCCGCCGCCAGATGGGCGAGCGTTCCTTGATGTAGTCGGTCACGTCCGCGAGATGCGTGTCGGCTTTCTGACGTTCATCGTCGGTGAGCTTGTGCCACCTCCGTTCGAGATCGTCGGAGGTGGCGAACATGTCCGGTTCGTCCGTCATGGTCACTTCTTGTCCGGCAGCTTGATCACCCCGGAGGCCGCGAGGCCGGTGATAGTGTCATCGAACTGTTTCGCCAAAGTATTGAAAGCCGTGACGAGCTTGTCGAATTCATCCTTGGTCGGAGCGGCTGCGGCGGCCTTGACGATGTTGCCGTCAACGTTGCCAATCGTCTGTTCGGGCGCGAACTGCTTGATGCCGCCGAGGGTGTCCTTGCCGGCCTTCGGCAGTTCGTAGGCACCGGAACCGGCGGAGAAGGCGGTGCCGTCAGTGTTGACAAGCCGCACCTGCGCGTCCAACGGGCCGACAGTGTGCTTTTCCTCGCCTGCGGGGTTGATCACAAGCGTCTGGATGGGGAAACTCATCGTTCACCTCACTTGGTCTTGAGCACGGCGAACGCGTTCGGGTCGATGACGGCGAACGCGTACATCGCTTCGGTACGGTATGCGATCTGGTTGTGGGCCTTCAGGTCCACGCCGGTCTGGTCCGGGTCGCCGTAGGCGATGATCTCGCTGGTCAGATCGCGGACCATGCCCCATTTGATGAGGCTGAAGTCTCCCATGAACGCGAGCACCTTCGTCGGGGTCTTGGCCAGCCGCCCGTTGACGGTGCCGGAGGTCGCGGCGGTGATGCCGTCCAGGCTGCCGGCCTGCAGGTTCAGCGGGATCTCCGGGTAGAAGCGCATGCCGGTGGAGGGCACGCGTAGCTTGCGTAGGCGTGACGCCCATGTCTTGGACAATGCCACGCCGTTGATGTCGTAGGAGTCGTTCAGCGCGTCGGCCAAGGCGTCCACGTTGCTGATGTCGTCATCGCCGGCGGTCACCTGCACGGCGGACGTGCTCAACGGGTTGAATCCGGAAAGCGCGGTGCCAGCCTTCGGGTTGATCGCATGGTAGATCACGTAGTCGAGCGCACGGCCCAAAGCGGCTGCCTGATCCGCTTGGATGCTGCGGATGATCTGCAACTGGTTGTCCTCGTCCGCCCACTGGAGTTCGCTGGTGACGCGGGTGGTGGTCTGCACTTTGAAGCGTTTCGCCACGACGGAATCCACGGTCTGTTCGTAGCTGTTCTTGACGGCGCCCTCGGCCACGACCTCGGCTTCGCTCTTGCCGTTGAACACGAGGTAGTCGGCGTCGGAGAAGATCTGCGGCGTGCTGGGGCTCAGGGACGCGATGGTGCTGGTGTCCTTGGCCTTGTTCACGATTTCGGTGGCCACGCTCACGGGGAGCTTGATCTGGTCTGTTTTCATCGCCATGATGGCTTGTCCTTTCGGTCGGTTGGATTATTTGCCGAGGAGCTGGTGGATGTACGAGAGCTCTTCGGCGTCCTTGTTGCTGTTCTGATGCGATGGAGAGCCCGTCTGGTTCCTCACCTGCGGCGGCTTGGATGACGGGTTCAGCGCCTTGTGGAGGAGTTCCGCGTGCGCTTCGAGCTCGTCCTTGGTGCTTCCTCGGAGCAGTTCGGCGGGGACGTCCTTGTCTTTGGCGACTTCGGACACCCATTCGGCGTGCTGTTTCTCGGCCGCGGCGTCGTCGATCTGCTTGCGCAGGGCGGCGTTCGATTCCTTGAGCTTGTCGAGTTCGCTCTTGCCGGCGTTCTCCATCTCGTCGAGTTTCATGGCCTTGGTTTTGAGCTCGTCGTAGTCCTTGTACTTGCCGCGCTCCTTGGCCAGTCTTCTCTCGACGATCTGGTCGACCTGCTCCTGGGTGAACGATTTCGGTTCGGGCTCGTTGCCTTCACCGGAACCGCCTTCGCCGGAACCGCCGTCGATGAGACGGATACGGGCCGGGAATCGGAATCTGTTGAACATGTCGTGCTCCTTCTTGCTGTTTCCCGTGGATTCGAGTTCGACCGCGCCACGGTGCGCTGTATGGTCCTCCCACGCGATGCGGCGCATGGTCGCCGCCGGCCGGAGGGCCGGTTGAGTGGTGGATGCGGGATTCGCACCCGCGTGGCAAAATGCGCCCGATTTACAGTCGGGTCCGTTCGTCTCCTCCGGCAATCCACCAAAAGGTGATAGAATGGATATGTAAGCGCCCTTGTTACCGCCCTTTTTGGTAGTTTCAGCGGCGCTTACTTGATTCTCAGCAACTGTCCTTTTTTGTTCAGGATGTATACGATCCCATTCTTGAAACGATGACTTTTCATGATGTTTCCGATGAGTTCCTCATCGCTCATGTTGTCGTTTTCGGAATTGTCGATGATCAGCCGTCTGCAATCCGGCTTTTTTGACGCGCTGCCCATATATCCGTCGATAGTGCGGAATTTGTCTGCTGATTGAGGCGTCTTGAGCTCGATGCCGCCTTCCAAATCAGACAAGCCGATCAGGAGCATACGCCCAGTGTCTGGATCCTTCGCTTCACGATGGTCGATCTGAAAGGCCGGGACGATTCCATGTCTGCGCAGTCTCTGGGCCGTTCGTATCTCCTGCGGTCTTGCCTTCTCGGTTTCCTCACGCATCCCATCACTTGGGAAGCTGATCAGTGGCTCTGCGCCGCTGTGGAGCCATTCTCGGTCGCGCCAGCGCATCTCGGCGAGTATCTGGTTGCGTTTCCAGTTGCCGAACTTCTGGTCCGGCGAACTGCGGGTTCTCAGGTATTCGTCGTGGGTAAGACGATGCTCGATGGCCGTCTTGCATTGTTCCCAGCGTTCACTCATGCCGTCGGGGTCGAAGCCTTTGAGCTTCTGCCTTCCCCAGCTGCTGATGACATCACAGTGACAGTGGCCATTGTGGAAGGTGGGGCCGAAGTCGGCCGTCTCTTCACTGAGGTATTCGAAGCCACGGGTGGCGAGCATGACGCAGAACGCGCATGGATCGCTGCCTCGTGGCACGCGCGCCCATTTTGGTTTTGTGGGGTCGGCACGCATGTCACGCATGGTCATAAGCCTGGCGGATGTGCTGACCATGTCACCAATGAGCTGCTGCCAGTCATCGATGGTCTTCAACTCCGGCCACAGACTGTCCACGCTCAATCCGGCATTGCTGCGTCCGGCGACGAGGTCGGAGTAGTTGAGACCATTCCAGTCAGTTCCGGAGAAACCGCCGTTCATGCGGTAGAGGACTTCGCTTGGATCAAGCAAATCCGGGTGTTCGAACTCCGGCAGATCCACTCCTGACTGCTCGGCCCATATAGCGCGTAGCTGGCTGAAATAATCGTCAGCCAGCTGCGCGGACTGTCTCGAGTAGTCCTCGACCACATCGCGCATGAACAACGGGTTGGAGCGGTACTGCGCCTCGATAGCGTCAGCCGCTTCGTCTGCCAATGCATCAAAGTCGGCGACGTATCCCGCATAGGCTTGGTCAAGCAGCCGTTGAAGATCTCTCCTGTTCGTCTCCGGTATGTTCAGGCTGTTGAGTTCCATCCTGAACCTCCTCGCCGCCGGCCGATGCCAGGCGAGCCTTTAACTGATCAATCTGTTCCTTAGCGCGCTGGCGTTGCTGGTCGGCGCGTAAGCGGGTGATTTCCTCACGGCTCAGGCCGAGTCGTTCGAGTCCGACGTCGGAGTCGGCGTAGCCGGTGACCTTGTCCGCGATCTTCGTGAACGCGTCGGCGCGCGCCGCGTCGGAGATCTCCTTCGTGGGGGCCCATACCGGGTGCACGTCGCGCATGGAGTCGGGTATCGAGTTCGTGCCTTCGCGCAACGCCACGGCGATGCCCATAGCCCGTTTGAGTTCGCGTCCGAAAGCCACGTTCTGCTTGTCGGCGATGCGGGTCAGGCGTCGTTCCGCTGATGCCATCGCCTCGGCGCTGGTCGGATTGTCCAACGTGATGCCCAAGTAGTCGACCGGCACGCGGGTCTGCGAGGCGACGAGCATGGCCATGGTCTTGAGCATGTCCGAATGGGGCGCCATGGACGCCTGCTGCACCTGCTGCAGTTGGGGAAGGTTGCCGTCCTCGTCGGCGCTGATGGCGTTGATCGCCTGGATTAGGCTCTTCCACGTGTTGCTGCTGAACGCGTCCTTGTTCGCTCCGATGAACCAGAGTTTGGGAACGGAGTAGAATTCGGCCGATGCCTCCATGCGGACCATGGTACGGAATCCGGCGTCCACGAGGCTCATGAGCGAGCGGCTGATGCGGCTGTGGCCGAACGGCCTATCCATCTGCCTGTCGTAGGCGAGCGCGACGACCGTCGGCTGGTCGAAGTTCGTTTCGATTTTCTCCGCGCGCCATAGCAGTGGGCGCCCTGAGCATTCGTAGACCTTGCCGGGGAGCCATACGTTGAACGAGCAGATCCGTCCGTCCTTGTCGTCCTCGGTGATGGTCAGCGCGGCGGCCAGGCGGTGGTTGCGCCTGTCCCAGATTCCCGCGGACCAGTCGGCGGAACGAGGGATCATGCTGATTCGTTCCGGATCCTCCGGGTCTGCGGCGATGGTCAGGAAGCTGCATGAGTGCTTGTATGAGGATACGATCAGTTCGGATGCGGTGACGTCCAGCTGGTTGTCCTCGAACAGGTCGTTGATGCCCATCGTGTCGTCGCCGGAGATGCTGAATCCTTCCAGGTCGCTCAGGTCGCTCAACGATCGGACGGCGAGTTCGGGCCATCCGATCATCGCCTCGACCTTGTTCTTGATTTGGTCGGGGATGGAGATGCCGAAGTCCTTGAACCGTTCCTTGCAGTCGTAGTAGGCTCCGCGGATCAGGTTGCGCGGGTATTTCTCGCGCCAGACGCGCAGCAGTTCGTGGATGATGGGCATGTCCTCATCGTCGACGCCGAGGATGGTACCGACGTTGCCGCTCGCTGTGTCGAGGTAGCTGTTGCCGGTGAATTTCGGCGCTGTGCTGATTGTAGTGCCGTCGGCCATGTAGAACACCATCAGACCATCACCTCCTGCCGTCTTCCGGGATGCCGTTTCGTGGTGAACGCGCCGTAGAGCGCCAGTGTGGTGGATACGAGCGGCGTTATGTCGATATCCGAGCCGAGCTTGTTCCATGCGATCGCGCCGGACTGTCCCAACGGGCGCGTGGTCGCGCCCTTGACCGCCTCGGCGAGCTGCGGCTGGTATTCGTCCCGCGGGTGCTTGAGCGTGCCGGCCTTGAGCATGTCGAGGAACCGGCCGCATGCGCGGCCCATCTCCTGCATGTTCGTCACGGTGACCTTCACGTGCGCGGCCTTCAGGTCTGGCAGTAGGCTCATGGCGGGCGACTGCGCGTCGATGACCACGCTTGCGGTCTTGTGCCAGCGTTCGGCGAGCCAGTCCACGGCCCACATGGTTCCCGACTGCCTCGCGTCCTTGATGTTCGCCATCTGGATGACGGCCGACCCATCCTCGTACCGCAATGCGGCGCCGATGGTCAGCACGCTCCTGTCGGGCGGCATGTCGAGTCCGAAGCTCACCGTGCCGCCTTCGAGCACGTCGTCGGCCTCGGCGGCCTTCCACAGGTCGGGGCTGATGGCGTACGCGGTGGCGGTCTCATCCCAGATGCCGAGCGCCTCACGGCGGAACGAATCCTCGGCGAGGAGATTGCGCATGCGCAGTATCGCCTGCTCGCTGGTGCGTTTCGGATACGACGGGTTCGCTTTCGCCCACGCGCTCCTGTCATCCGGATCGCAGTCGCGGTCCGCGCCGAGCTCCACGTAGAGCATGTCGTCCGACTTGCCGGACAACGCGGTGGAACGTTTCTCCTCGAACGCCTCGCACTGGTCGCCCGGCTTCGGTGGATTGCCCATGAACACGATCAACGGGTTCGGACTCGTGTTCACGATCGGAATCAGGTTGTCCAAAGCCTTGATGGTGAGGATCTGAGCCTCGTCGAACACCTCGATGTCTGCGGAGTGCAGGCCTCGGCCGAAACCGTTCTCGCGGGCGCCGAACATGATGCGGCTGCCGTTGGTGAAACGGATCTCCTGCTGGCCGTTCGCTCGACGCACGTTCTGCACGTACCTGGACAGTTTCGAATTGTGTGTCAGGTCGCACATGTCGGCGAACGTCTCGTCGGAGGTGCGCGTGTGGTGCGCGGTCCAGATGACCAATGTCCCGGCGCGTCCGGCGCACAGGATGAACATCGCGGTGCCGACCGTGAACGTCTTGCCGATCTGCCTGCAGCTGGACAGTACCGCCCCACCGGAGCCGCACGCGTACTTGCCGTCCGCGCGTTTGGCGAACAGTAGGTAGAGGAAGCCTTTCTGCCACAGGTCGTAGTGGATTCCGGCCTTGGCCGCCGCGTTGTTGATCAGGTTGAAGTCGCTCGACGTGACGTCTTCCGGCTGCACGAGCCGTTGGGCGATCTCAGACAATCGACGCTCCGACATCCTCCGCCACCTCCGTCACGTCATCATTCGCATCGAACAGGCTGCCGGATTCCTCGGCCATGCGCATCCGTTCGTCGAATTCGGCGAGCTTGCTGCTGATCGACGGCAACGCGCTGGCCGGTGTCGACGGGTCATGCAGAGCCTCGCGCAGTCTGCCGACGATTTCGCGGAGCGTGTCCTCATGGGAACCGTCCATCATCCGTTCGAAGTTCCGTCTGTCGAGTTCCGGCTCGGGTTTTCTCTTCGCCTCAACAGGTTTGCTTTTCCTCGCCCGAGCGGGATTGTTCTTTTTCCGACGATAATCCGCTTTCTGACGGCAGGATTTGGAGCAGTACCGTTGCGGCCGCCCGTGGCCGGATGGATGGAATTCCTTGCCGCAGAGTTCGCACTTCATCGGCGCTTCCCTCGCTTTCCGACCTTTCGTTGTTTCCCCTGTTTCCGACGTTTGAATCCGCGGGGAGAAATCGGCGCTGCACCCGAGGCGACCGGGAGGGGGCATACCCGGGGTCCTCGCCCTGGTCATCGGAGACTAGATGCCAAACGTTTTGAACGGCATCGAGCTTGATTTCACTTCCTGTCTGCCAGCCAGCAGCGCTCGTGCGTGTTCGTCTGTCTTGTCGCTCTTGAACCTGTTGCATCTGCGGTGCGTGAGCCTGCAGTTAGTGAAGTTGTATGGATCGCCGCCGCGTGAGACTGGTATGAGTTCGTCGACTTCGGCGCTCATCGGATGTGGTGTCTTCAATGTCTTGTCGACTGGCTTGCCGCAGATGGCACACACGTCGTATGCGGCCAGCACTCTTGCCCTGAGCTGTCTGCGCCGCCAGCCGTTGCTGACGCGCTCGTTGCGCCGCTTGCTCATGTGGCCTCCAACGTGTATAGGCCCCGGGGTGCCGTGGATTTATCAATGATTATCTTCGCCGTTGGTTTGCTGGAATGCCGGTATAGGGGCTCCCATATATGGACACTCCCGTGTCTTGTAGGGGCTCCACATCATCTGCGAATACCCCTACCCCGGGTTTGTTTCATGGGTGCCTTCGGCGGGATTCGAACCCGCGTCTACACGCGGCCACAAGGAAGAGAATCCAATAAAGACTCGCGGCCGGTACGATCTACCACTGATTCCTACGAAGGCATTCGGACAGGCGGATTTGAGCTTCACCGCATCACGGAAGCACGGGATTGGCTTGCCTGCCACATTGGGGTATGTCCACTCTGACGGGAGTGGGCGGAGCGTGTCCGATATGCCGTTCGGACAGGACGGGACTGCAACCCAAGTGAATCAGGAGAATCCATTGGAGGATATAAGTGAGGGTCCAAACCGTGTGTATCGGTTTGGACCCTCTAATCCACTGACAATTGTGCGTTGCACTTTCGATTTTGTCAAATCGAATCGCGTCGCAACACCTGCCGATGCACATCCGAAAGCCGGTACAATTGCCGCCCCTTCTCGTTCTCACCGGCCGGCTGAAGCCTGCCACGCTTACGCCACGAGCGAATCGTGTTCGCATTGCACTGGAACCCGCATTCGCGCAGCAGCTCCGCGCACTCCCCCGCCGTGAACGCCCTGCCCGATTCGATGCACTCCCGCAGGAAACCCAATCGCACATCGACCACGCGATAAGCGTTGCCGCACACCGGACAGTCAACGCTTACCGCGCCGACCTCCGCACTCAGCTCCACGCCGCACAGAGGATTCAGGCACCTGCCGATGCCGTGCCTGGATGGCGGCACGTCGATGATGCCCAGCGTCTTGCGCACCACCCGCTCCCAGTCACGCCAAATCAGACCAATGTCCGGCAATCGTGAAAGACGATTGCAATCCGCGCAGATACTCAGGCATTTCAACACAGACGGATGAATCCTGCTATCGGCCCACGGCATGGCCGGCGGAGCATACAACCGCCGCCAAAGAGCGACAGCCAAATCATCGATCTCCTGCAGATGGTCAATCACAGACAACCTGACCGGCATCGGAGCCGAAGCCAAATTGGTCCGGCCGGGCTGATGGCCACCGTAATGTGCGGTGCTGTCCAGAAACTCGCTCAGGGCTTGGATCCATGACGGATAGTCGCGGAGCCATCCTCTCATTACGGCATCGCACTTGTCACACAGCGTATTGCGCAGATTGCACTCCCCGCCGCACACTTGGCACATGCCGGCGAGCGCTGGCTTGTTTTGGTTGGTTTGTGCTGGTTGTGTCTGGTTTGGTGTTGGTTGGGATTCGTTGTTTTGTTCGTTCATTTGTTCGATTCCCTCCGGCGTGGTAGTCTTCTGGTGGTGTCAGGAGCCCGGCCGGAAGGTCGGGTTTCTTGTTATTCGCGGGTGTGTTGGATGATCGCTTTGATTTCCTCTTTGGGGACTTGCGGCATCAGTGGGGCGATCTCATCGAGGCTGTATCCGGCCTGATGCCATTTGATGATCATGTCCATGAGGGTTTTCTTCACTTTCATTTCGTTTCCCTTCGTATTTGCTGGATGATCGTCTCGTATGGTTTGCGGTGGAAGATGCGTATCCACCATTCGGGGCGGCGGCCCCATATGGTTTTGACTTCGGTGAGGGGAAACCATGATACGTACCATTTTTGGCAATTTCCGCAGTACAGCACCTCGCCTTCCTCCTTCGGTCTGGGATGCTCATGGTCGAACGCTGGCGGCCTTGGCACCAAATAACTTCGATTGCTCATTTTGTGTCCTTGATTGGGATGCGTTTCATTCCTTCGCCGCCTTCATTTCTTGGACTTCACCGTCGAAAAAATCGATGATGAGATTGCAGATGGCGAGCGCCGACGTTTTGAGCTGGGTTTTTTCCTCTTCGTTTTCGGCTTTGATGGCGAAAACGCCATCCTTACTGTTGAAATTGATTCTCATTTCGTGTCCTTCGTGGTTGGGCGGACGGTGAATGCGACGAGTCCGGTCTCGGCATGGAACACCTTGATCGGCTCGCCAGTCCTCAGGGACATGGCCTGCGCGTAGTCGCCAGCATCGTCGATGTTCTCGAACGTTCTGATGCCTTCCTGGGTGACGACGTTGTAGCTCATCTTGCCGGCTCCTTGTCCGCGCCGCTCACATGGTCCCAGTCGCAGGACAGGCCGGCCTGCTTGCCGTTCGTCGAGTAGACGACGCAGTCCACTTGCCTCGTGTCGGTCAGAGTGACGATGCATTCCGTGAATACGTCGGCCCCGGCGGAGCACTGCGATTCGATGGACCGGACCGCATGCGCTGGCGTGGAAGGCTCCGACGCGCTTCCGCATCCTGCGAGCGCGGTGCAGAGGGTGAGGGTGATGGCGGTGAGTGTGGCGCAGATGGTGTTTCTCATTGTTCGTTCCTTTGATGGTGGCTGGCGTGGTGGTTCCAGAGGCGGATGGCTTTTTTGAGGTTTTTGCCGTCGATGTGGAGGATGCATTTGTGCCGGCAGTTGGGGCAGATGCAACCGTAGATGGTGTTGACCGGTTTGCGGGTTCGGAGGTTGTAGATGGTGCCGAGGGTCAGGATGAGCGGCCGGGACTTGCGGCATGCCGGGCAGGGTGCAGGTCTGCGCCATTTGCGTGGGTTGGTGGCGATTCTGACGGTGTCTGTGTGGTGCATTTCATTCCTTTCCGTAGATGGCGAGGCTTCGTATGCCGTCGCCCATGCCGTTGGAACATGTGTTCGGATCATGGTCGATGATGTCGTTTCCGATGCCCTGGAAGCGGAGGGTGGCGGCGCCGTCCGGCCGGCGGATGAGTTCGAGCCGGCCGTCGATGACGACGTCGTCGTCGGTGCGGGCGATGCAGCGGCGGCCGATCAGGATGGCCGGGTCGGCCGACCGCCACTTGTGCAATGGGACGATGATGCTCATTCCCGGCCACCCATCCAGCCGATCAGGAAGGTGAGCGCCAGGAGGATTATCGCGGTGTGGCTCATGCCGTTCCTCCGATCTCCGGGCTGGCCAGCATCTCGGTGATCGCGTCCTTGGCTATCAGGCGCCATGGTTCGCGGCCGTCGTCGTCGAGGTTTTCCCACGTAAGGCGTTTGCGGTGGCCGTTGGCGTGGAATCGGTTGTAGATGGCGTGCGCGACGGCGTATTGCGTGTCGAGGCTGATGACGAGCTGGTCTTGCTGGTCTTCGGTCATTGGTAGGTCTCCGGTCTTGGCGGTGCGAGCAGTGCGGCGATCGCATAGCTGGCGAGGCTGGTGGCGAGCGCCGCGATGGTCAGTGCGGTGTGGATGGCGAGCCACGTGATTGGTGTCCACTGGTGGAGCGCCTGTCCGATGATCGCCCTGATGACGGCGTGCGGGATGAGCAGCAGCGCGAGGAGGGTGAACAGCGTGGCCATGGCGTCTCCGAGCCGGTCGGCGAGGTGGCTGATGGTCTTTCTCACTTGTGGTCTCCCGTCTTGACGGCGAGTGTCTCGAGCATGGCCTTGTAGTCTTTGATGTCGCGTGCGATGCAGGATTTCACCCGGTGCGGGCCGCTGTCGCCCTGGTATGGATCCGGGGCGCCGAGCACGGTGACGAGTCGGCGGATGGTGGCCATGTCGTATTTGCGGTAGGTGAGCCACGCGTCAGGGTTAAGGTTGAGTCGGCGGAGGAAGTCAAGGTCGAAGTCCACGTTGGTCCCCGCGGGGACGAGGGAGAAGCGCTGGGAGAGCGAGTCAAGGAATTCCTCCACGGCGTTGGCCACGACGACCATGCTGTCATTGCGCACGGAGCCTCCCATGAGTTCGAACAGCAGGCCGTTGTCGGTGTGCATGGAGAAGGCGACGGGGCTCATGGACAGGAGGTCGAGTCTGTCCGGGCGGATGATGCGGGACAATGATCCGAACTTTTGTTCGCCCAGCATGTCGGTACATTCCATACCGATCTCCAATGGCAGGCTTTTGCGCCTGTCCACGCCTGTGGTCTCAAAGTCGATCCACAGCAGCGCCTCCGGTTTGCCGTTATTCTCGTGCATTTGTCATTCCTTCCGTTTGAATTGTCAATGTTTCGCGCATGGTCAATGGCGTGGCCGTGCCGTCCTGGTTGAGCCAGAGCCATCTCCCCTGCCAGTCGCGCACTGGGGTGGAGAGAGGATCTATGCCGAGCGGGACTATCAGCCCGAGGCGTTCGGCCTCCTTCACATGCTGGTGGACCCACCCATGGCAGCCGGTCGTGCCCGAACCGCACAGCTCGACGATGTTGGCCGGACCGTGCCTCACATCCGGATCCGCCGCCCGCCGCAGTTGACGGTGATGGCCACTGCGTCCTGGCCAGCGTGACGGGTCATGGATGTTCGTCCCGCAACGCAGGCAATGCCATCCCTGCCGCTCCAAGGCGGCACGCTTGGAATCATCGAACTCACTCACAACGCACCCCCTCCTGCATCAGACCGTCGACCAGCACCAAACACGAAGTGCAATTGGCCCTCAGCCCGGCCGCCATCGCCACGATGCCGTCATCTGCCCTGCCAGCGGCCAGCGCTCGCAGTTCGATTGTGCTGGCGGTCTGGGCGGTGTCGGTGAGGAGTTGGGCGAGTCTTTCGAGTTGTTTCCTGGTCATTCGTCGTCCTCCTCGTTTTCGTCGGAGTCGGCTTCGCTGATGGCGGCGGTGAGCTGGCTGAGGTGGCTGGTTTCGTCGTCGGTGGGCGTGTAGCCGAGGTCTTGGAGGATCTGGTAGTAGCCGGGGATGCGTCTGCTGGTGTCGTTGACGGTGGTCCAGTCGGTCGGGTCGATGAACCATTCGATGCGTGCGGCGAGGATGGTCACGGCTTCCAGTGGCCAGTCGGCGGTCTGCAGGCTGATGCGCGCGGCCGTGGGGGCGTCCTCGGCTGTGATGCCGCTGATCTTCTCGTATTCCTCGCGGCTGCCGCTGTGTTCGTTCCAGCTGGTGAGGGCGTCGACGAGACCGCCTGGGAAGGGGTCGATGATCTGCAGGAGTCCGAGCTTTGCCGCTGTTTCGATGAGCTGGGCGCGTTTGATGCCGTAGATGTTGGCGTGGAGCCATGCCATGCGCTTGTCGGCGGATGCGGCGGCGTATTCCTCGAGCGCGTGCCGGCGGGCGTCGCGTTCGGCCTGTTCGGCGGCTCGTCGGGCTTCCTTTTCGGCGTCGGCGGTCTTGTCGCGGCGGGCCCAGAGGTAGACCTGCTGCGAGACCGTGTGGATGGATACGGCTGCGGGTTTCTGTTCGCGGATCTTCTCGATGGCTTCTTCGGGGGTGCCGGTGGCCGGGAACATGCAGCCGAGGTAGCGCCATTCCGGGTCGCTGTAGGGCTTTTCGGGGTCGGGGATGAGGTTTATGCCGTCGGCGTTGTTGAGGAGCGCGGCGACCGATTCGATCCATTGCCGGTCGCGGTCGTCGCGTTCGATGTTGCGGAGGATGTAGTCGAAGTTCGAGGTGCCGGCCGCCTGCGCGAGCTTCTTCTGCCTGTCCGGCTGGCCGTCATATCGCGCTATGGCCACGAGCTGGCCGATGGTGAGCTGGCTGAAATCGTCGCGGGTTGCTCTGACCTCGGTCTTGATGCTGGCGGCCTTGGCGCGGTCACGCACGTAGTCGGCGCTTCGGCCGAGCCGGTGGGCGACGTTGGCGGTGGTGGCTCCGAGGTCGAGCATGCCCTGGATGGCGTCGGCCTCCTCGAGGACGGTGAGCTGTTCGCGCTGGCAGTTTTCGGTGACCATGGCCTCCAACTGCTGCAACGGGTCTAAGTCAAGCACGAAACACGGCACGGCTCCGGTGCCGGCCTGCTTGCATGCGGCGAGACGACGATGGCCGGCGATGACACGATAGCGCTCGCCGTTGGGTACGACGGAGAGCGGCGAGAGCAGGCCGTTGGCTTTGATGCTGGCCGCGAGGTCGGTCACGTCGCCGATGTTTTTGCGTGGATTGTCCGGGTGGGGGTCGATGAGGCTGGTGTTGATGAGCTTGATCTGGTTGGTTTGGTAGTTGCTCATTGCTTCTCCTTGCTGGTTTCTTGGTTGTTGAGTTCGTCTGCACATGCCTGGCATGCCTGCCACCATTCGCTTGGGTTGCCTTCCCTGAGGCTGCCGTTGTGGTCGTATTCGTCCTCATGCGGATCCATGAGCCGGTGGACATGTTCGCAGTTCCAGGTGTGCTTGTGACGTGGTGTTGGCGTGACTGGTTCGGGCGCCCATGTCTCCCACTGGTCGCGGAGCCATGTGTTGAGCCGTGGGATGTGGCCGCTGCGGATTTGGCCGTCGTTGACGGCGTGCCTGTAGCGGCGGAGCGCGGTTTGGAGTCGGGTGAGTTCGACGGGGTTTCCGGCGATGGCCGCGTACAGGTTTCGCGCTTCGGCTTCGGTCTTGCGGCCTTTCGCGCCGACGGATCCGGGATAGGCTTCGGCGAAATGGTCGAAGCCGGATTCCGGCGTGGCGGGTTGCTTCGGTTTGCCGGCGGGAGGGGTCGGAGAGGGATTATCGGTATCGGTATCGGTTTTATGCCATGTTTTTGCTTGGCTGTCCTCTAGCAAGTTGCTAGCAGGTTTGCTACCTGTCTCGCTACCGTTTTGCTCTCCGTTTGCTTGGCTGTTTTCCGGCAAGTCGCCAGACGTTTGCTTGGCTTTCTGGTTGGCCGCCTTGCGGCGTCCTCCCTTGCTTCCGGCCTTGCGGCGCGCCTCGCGCTGCTCTTCGGTCAGCGTCTTCGGCTCCCTGCATATGCCTTCGGCGTAGACCGGACGCCATCCGCCGTCGTGCTCCTCCATGAGCCCGGAGTCGATGAGCTGCTGGAGCTGTTTCATGGTGCCGCCGGCGTCCTTGAGGTCGAGCTTGTCGAAGTGGCCGGGGTACGCTGCCGGGTCCTTGGCCTGCATCGAGATGCCTTTGGAGTGGATGACGCACAGCTTGACCCACAGTCCCACGGTGGCGAGCGGCAGGCGGCGGATGCGCCTGTCGTCGGCCATCTGGTCGTCGATGATGAACCACATATCTCTCTTGCTCCTTCCGTGGTTCAGTCGATCTCGCCGGTGTCCGGATCGACGGTCGCCTCCACGTCGCCGTCGTCCATGTCGAGGCTGCGGCGCAGGTCGTCGATGAGGATCATCTGCCGTGACGTGGCGGGCTTCGCGCACATGTTCTCCATGGCCAGTCCCGCGTCGAGGATGCGCTGCGCGAGGTCTGCGCAGTCGTACACGGCTTCGGTGATGGCGTGGATGCCGCCCCACTTGTCGATGTGCTCCTTCTTGGTGCGGGTGTCCATGACGGTGCGGCATGCCTTGAGCACGACGGCCGCGGACTTGGTGACCTGCTGGGTCTTGCCGATGAGGTCGATGAGCGTGTCGGGCGTGGCCTCCTGCGGGATGAGCGCCTGTTGTTCGCTGGCTTTCATTGCTGCTCCTTAGAATTCCGGTTCCGGATCGGGTTTGCCGAAACCTCCGAATGATGACTGGTCGTCCGACGGCGCGCCCCACGGATCATCGGCCGGAGGCTGGGCGGGTTGCTGTGTCTGCGCCGGCTGTTGCGACCGTTGGCTCCAGCCGCCTGCGCCGGTGTTGACGGTCGGCTGCGTCGATGCGGGATTGCCGTAGACGGGGCCGCCCTGGTGGCTGATGCGGCTGACCTGCGCCGTGGCGTATCTCAGGCTTGGCCCGATTTCGTCCACTTGCAGTTCCATGACGGTTCTGTTGGTGCCGTCCTGCGCCTGATACGAGTGCTGTCGGAGCCTGCCTTGGGCGATGACGCGCATGCCTTTGGCCAGTGACTGCGCGCAATGCTGGGCGAGGTCGTTCCATGCCGAGCAGCGCATGAACAGCGCCGGCCCATCCTCGTACTGGCCGGTCTGCTTGTTGTATACGCGCGCGGTGTTTGCGATGGTGAAGCTGGCGACCTGCGCGCCCTGGCCGGTGGTTCTCAGTTCCGGATCCGCGGTGAGGTTGCCGACGATGGTGATGACGGTCTCCCCGATGGCCATGTCAGGCTCCCTTCACGTATCCGTCGGGCTCGGGGCCGAGCTGGCTTGGATCCTTGGCTTTCCACGCGCATTTCGCGCGCAGGCATCCGGCCTCGCGGTCGATGACGATCTCGCCGAAGCGCGCCGGCGCGACCATGGTGAGGTTCCAGCCACGGTCGCGGTTGAGCGTGGATATGGTTTCATACAGTTCGCCGATCAGTTCGGCGGACGTCATGCCGACGCTGGCGGGTGTGAGTGGCCATTCGAACCACTTCTCGCCTTCCGGTCTGTTTGGTGTTTTGCTTGGCAACGTTTGCCTCCTTTGGATTGGTGTCGTGCCGGGACGCGGATTCGAACCGCGCATCCATCCGCCGACGTGACCTCAACACGCCGATCCATGGCGCCCGCATCCTGTCGCGGGTCCCGGCGAGGGCCGGACGGGAGGAGAAGAGAGAAGATGACCCGTCCGGCTGGTTTTAACGTCTTTTCCTTGACGCGTGGGCGGTTCTGGCATGGCCGCGCATGACGAACCGCGTCCATGCCGCAATGTGTGCGGAACCGTCCAAGTCCTTCACTGCCGTTGCTCGTCCAGCCAGCGTGCGAAGCGGGGGTCGGAGCACAGGCGACGCATGATGACGGCCGTCGGGATGAGCACCGCGAACGGCACGGCGATGAGATGTTCGATCGGGTGAGTACAGGCCGGCGTGCAGTACAGCACCCACATGGCCAGTAGCCACACCGCGAAGATCAGCTGGTGCAGGATGATGCGGGCAAGAGCTTTCATCGTTCTCCTCCGTCCGTAGAATCGATGGAATGGACATCAATGCGATCACCGGCGTCGTTGGCGCCGTCACGGGATTGGTTGGCGGTGTCTCCGGATGTGTCGCCTTGTTCCAGGCGCGCCATGGCAACAAGCTCTCGGAGCAGGCGAACGGCTCGGCTGAGGAAGCCAACCGGATCGCCGTCGAATCGAAGCGTGCCGCCGAGCAGGCCAACTGCCTTGCAGGAAAGGCGAACGAGATAGCTGCAGACGCGAACTCGATCAGCCAGCGGGCGTTGTCCGTCACCGCCGACCAGACGGTCCACAAGTGGCGGGTCGAATACGATGGAGAAACCTCGACCGTATTCCTTGTCAACGATTGCCCCGACATGGCACGAGACGTGTCCGTGTTCGTCCGTTTCAAAGACCAGACCGTTGCGCAACGGCACGTCGACGAGGTTGCGCCGTTCGGAGAGGTCGCGCTCGAAAGCGAGTTCTTCTCCAAGCAGATATTCGAAGACCAGGCCGGTATCGACCGCCTGAACGCCCAACCAGGCTTCACCTACTTCGGACGTGGATCCTGTCGTGTGACAGTCCACGTCACTTACACTACGGAGCACGGCGCCAGTCGCAACGACGAAGTCGAGCAGCGCCTGACCAACAGCCAGAGGCATTGATTCCATCACAGCTCCTTGTTGATGGTGTCGATGACGATGTCCACGAGGTCGGTCACGTCGAGGTCGATACATCCGACGATGTGACCGAGTGAACGCCTTGCTTCGATTTCGTCCCATACGTCGCCATAGGCCGGACGGATGGCGTCGCCCTTGTCCTCGAATTCCCTGAATATCGCTTCGACGCAGGCTTTGCGGATGTCGGTCATTTGTCCTCCTTTTCTTCCCATGGATCCGGCCACGGGGTATCGGTACGCCAGTCGTTGTCGGTCATCACGCACACACCTCTTCCTCGTATTCGGCCGTGCACTGGTACAGGTGTTGCGCGAAATAGGCGATCATCTGCTCCTTCGGATACATGACGATCCGTCCCACCTTCACGAACTTCGGGCCGATGCCCGCGCTACGCCAGTACGCCAGGGTGCCTTCCTTGATGCCGCAGTTGTCCGCGATGTCCTTCGTTGTGTTCATCGGCTTCAACACAGCCGCCAATGCGGCGAACACCTCTTTGTCATCCATCACGCGCCTCCTTTGCGTGTGTGATGCCGGGCGGCGTTAGGAGGACCGCCCGGCCCTCTCCTAAAATCGGTGTCATCCCGCATTTGCGACGTGCGGGCCGAACAGTTAGGAGAAGAATCAATGAATGGGTTATGGGTGACCATCGCTGGATGGGCGGTGACTATCGGCGTATCCGTCGCCGGTTGGGTCATCACCGGGAGAAGGGCCGCGAATAGTGGGAAGACCGATACGGAAAGGTTCGAAAGACGTCTCTCGCTGTTCTCGGAGCAACTGGACGCCATGCGGGACTCTTCGGATTCGCTGCATAGGCAGGTCAATCTATTGGAACGCAAGGTGTCCGTTCCGGACTGGGTCATCGAGCATCCAAGTCCGAGCCCGAACAACGTCATGTTCGTGATCAGGAACCGCAACACGTTCGACGCGTATGACGTGCGCTTGGAGGCCGATGGGTGCGAACCGGTTGTGTTGGGCGACATGGCAAAGGGGTCGTCGCGCAAGTTCGAGTTCGTCGCCGCCGTTCTTGGGCGAGCGGATAATGTCATCATCAGTTGGCTCGATTCCCCGCAGGCGACGGAACGTATGGACCTGCCGATGGCGATGCCGGAAAGACGATAGCCAGGAAGTGGCACAGTGCGTCGCCTTCGAGCTCGATCATTTCAGTCAAGGTCACGTATGCCTTGCCGTTCCATATGTCCACATGGATCGGATGCTGCGTGGGGTCGAAGAGCGTTCTCCCGCTCACGCCCAGAGCGTCCTCAAGTTCTTTGGGCGCGCAGTCGATGTCGGTGATATCGAACGACGTGTTCATTTCAGTTCTCCTCCTTGCTGTTGGCATTGTTGGCTGTCACGTTTTCCAGCGCATCGGCGAGCGCCTGATTCTGTTCTTTTTCTTCTGAATTTGCTGCAATGAAGATGTCAAGACCGTCTTGCCATTTCAATGCCGGAGCAATCTTGTCGAGAACGCGAATCGGCCATTCCCGTTGATTGCGCATGTATCGATTCATGACGACCCGATTGATTCCAACTGCGTCGGCGACGTCGGATTGAGTGATTCCAAGTCGAGCCATCCTGACTTTTATTGCCTGTGTCACGTATTCATTGCTTGTCACATCACCTCCATTCCCCGAATATTCGGGACTTTGTTCGACGTTTACCGGATATTCGGTGAACATGCTTTCAATGTACTCCCGAATATTCGGTATGGCAAATTCGACACGCCGAACGGTGTAAAGATGTAACTTCCCGAAAATTCGAATACAGTCATCGCTATGGACAGCAGCACAACACGCACCGATCTGGTGATTTGCAAATATATCAGCCAAGCAATGGAAGCCAATGGCATTACCCAGGCCGACCTCTCCAAGGCCCTTGAAGGACGATCAAAAGGCTATGTCAGCGACCGAGTACTCGGTAAAAGGAGTTGGGCAATCAGCGAGTTAGACAGACTCGCTCCACTCTTTGGGCTTCCGGACGCTCTTTCACTGGTTGCGGCAGCCTGTGGATCAATCTCCAGCGAGGCCGCTCGCGCCTACGAGGCCCGCGAGCGCGAGTTTCGGGTCACGGATGAGCTGGTTGACCGTATCGCTTCCCGTCCGGAGGATTTCGGCGTGGCTGCCAACGACGACCCGAACAAGACACTCGAAGCCGAAACGCCAAGAGACTGAATTTTTAATGCAAATCAACCAAGGAAAGAAGGAAACCATGTACAGGAAGACAATCGCAACGGCCGTCGCCGGTCTGCTCATTCTCGGGCTTGGCGCATGCGGCAACGCCAGTGACGCCAAAACCGCCGACGCCGGCAGCACGAGCCAATCGCAGACGACGAAGAAGCCGGCAGAGAAGAAGCCGGTAGAACAGCCTGCGGATCTGACCGGCACGTGGAAGCAGACCAACTCCGGCAGCACGGATTCCTGGATGGAGGCCGAGATCACGGCCGACACGATCACCGTCCAGTGGGTCAGCGACAACGGCGATACGAAGAGCCTGTATTGGAAGGGCTCCTACAATGCGCCGGACAAGGCCGGTGACTGGAAGTGGACGAGCCAGGGAGACACCGCGGCGATGCAGGCGTCCCTGCTCGGCTCGCAGGACGCCACCAAGGACTTCACCTACACCAAGGCGGACGGCGTCAGCTGGGAGACCACCGCGATGGGCACCACCACAGTGGTGAAGACCGCCAAGCAGTGAACGACGCCACATTGACGTCCTGGTCGAAAACACTGGGCGTGCGAGTGGAAGAACGCCGGCTGGCCGGAGACAGGTGCGGACTCTACTACGATCCGCTCCGCCTCATCATCATCGACGAACGGCTGGCCGGATTCCAACGCCGCTGCACCTTGTGCCACGAACTCATCCACGCCAGACACCACGACCCCGGCTGTGGCAGCCAATACGGGGTCAAATGCGAGCGCCGTTGCCGTAGGGAGACCGCGCTGGCGTTGATCAGTCCGGTGGATTACGGCATGGCCGAGGAGATTTATGAGGGCGCGGCGTGGCCGATGGCGGTCGAATTGGGTGTGACGGTGCAGGTGCTGATGGACTACCGGCAGCTGCTTCATGATTCCGGCGTGTGCATGCAATAGTTATACGCCTTTATACGTGCTTATAGAGCCTTATACCCCTTCGGATTCCTTATAAAAAATGACCCCGGCCACCCGCATACCGCGAGCGCCGGGGTGAAAAACATGTGGGAAGAAGCGCCATGAAAGTGACCATTGATGATCTGTGGCTCAAGAATGACGATGATGGCAATCCGCCGAGTCGCGCGGCCAAACGCTCTTTGGCTAACTCACGCGATCCGATGAAGGCCAATGTGCCTGAGAGGTGGCGTAAAAGCCGTTATGGAGTCGGGATGCGCTGGCGTTGTCATTGGACCATCGTCAAGGACGGTAGACGTGTGCAGAGGGCGAAGCAGTTCGCCAGGCTCGCCGAAGCGCAGGAATATGCCGCGGCCATGGAGGACGACATCCGGCGGGGACGCTACCGCGATCCTCGTCAGGAGCTCCGTGTCCTGGATGACGTGGCCGGCGAATGGCTCGCGTCGAAGGTCGATCTGAAACCCGGCACCGCAGGCCGGTATGCGAGGGAGCTGCGCCTGTACATCCTGCCCAAATGGGGTGGCATGACGTTGCGTGAGCTTCGCCCTGACATGCTGCAGGAGTGGGTCGGACAGCTCATGGACGGTGGTTATCCGGCCGCGTTGCCGGACGGACGTGATTCGAAGCCGCTGAGCGCGAGAAGCATCCGCAATATCATGAAAGTCGTCCTCAAGGGCATCTTTGACTACGCCGTCTCGAACGGGTGGATCGGTGAGAATCCTGTGGACAGGGTCACCGTGCCGAAGATCACCTCCGACGACGACATGGTGTTCCTCTCGGTCCGCGAGGTCGAGTTGCTCGCGGACGAGGCGGAGAAGATCGGGAAGCCGGTGGACGGTCTGCTGGTCAGATGGCAGGCCTATACGGGATGCCGCATAGGCGAATCGCTTGCCCTCAAGGTCGGTGACGTGGACGCGGCCAAGCGTCGCGCCAGGATAGGCCGCACATGGACTGACGACGGGCACGGCGGCAGCATGCTCGGCACCCCGAAGAACGGCAAGGCCCGCAACATCGCGATACCACGGTTCCTCATGCCGCAGATCAAGGCGCAGATGGATGGCATGGGTGATGACGACTGGCTGTTCCGTGCCACCCGTGGCGGGAACGTCTGGACGAACACGTGGCGGACAAGGATATGGAACAAGGCCGTCAAAGCGGCCGGCATGGAGGACGCGGGCGTGACCATACACAGTCTGCGCCACACATACGCGAGCTTCGCGATCGCCCAGGGCGCGGACGTGAAGACCCTGCAGATGCAGCTCGGCCACTCCTCTCCCAGCATCACATTGAACACCTACACGGCGCTCTGGCCGGAACGATTGGACGACGTGGCCGACGCGATCGGAGTCCTCCGCGAGCGCGAACTCGTGTGAATCGGGCGTGGAGGTACCGCGGCGTTTGTATGCATTTGTATGCGGATTGTTTTCGACGGAAAAAATAAGCCCTTGAAAACCTAATGTTTCCAAGGGCTCCGGTCGGGCTGACAGGATTTGAACCTGCGACATTCTGCTCCCAAAGCAGACGCGCTACCAAACTGCGCTACAGCCCGTTCATGCACTCCCGCACGTGGCAGGTGAACACGAGTTTCCATTGTAGCGTATGGTAGGACAACGACAGGCTAGAATGGCAAATACTGGAGGGAACGCGCATGGGACGTCATCAGCAAGCCGAGGCTTCAGGCATCATTTCCTTCATGGCATGCGCCACTCTTGCATGGATCGCCATGGACCTATATCTGCAATTCGCTCCCGCCATCTGGCGTGTCACCCAACGCCTGTTCACCGTGTGTGCCGGAATCACCGCGGGATGTGGAGTCATCTCGTTCACCTTGGGGTATGCGCGCAACTCCAGGTCGATGACGTTGAAACATGGCTGGACCATTCCTATTCGCCGTATCTTCGAGATACTCGCTTTGTCCGTGGTCTACGCGTCGACCATTTTCGTCACGGCGTTCATGCTGCTTTCCATTGCCAGCAACATGATGGGGTTGCGCACGTTAAAAGGCTATCTGACTGCGCTCTGCGCCGCGATCTCGGGGGTCGTAGGCTATGTCACGTTCGTACAGGCGGAACTCATGAATGCCAAGACCATCGCATCCTTGCTGCCGTTCTTCGTGGTTTCCGGTGTCAGCATCGCAGGATTGACGTCCGATGATCCATACTGGTACAACAACAATTTCTCCCAATTGGGCGATCGAACCACTTTTGCTGCTCGTATGTTCAATTCGACATTGATGTTGGCCGGCGTCTGCATCGTCATCATCAGCTATTTCGCGATTTCGGAGCTCATCACCACGCACCGTCTGCAGATGCAGTATCTGTCTGCAAGCGATGAAAAAGAAGCTCCCAAACACTTCAAGGCGCGGATTCTTCTGCTATCGACCATGCTGACGCTCGCAGGCATCGCCTTCATCGGCATCGGCATGTTCCGTTACACGCCGCATCCGATTCTGCACAACGTATTCGCCCGCGGTCTTCCCTGCCTGATGAGCGTGCTGATGATCGCGCTGCCTTGGCTGGCCCCGCAGCTTTCAAAAGTAGTATATGTGATTTCAGACCTAGCTATCGTGATCGGGGCTCTTGCCGGGTTCCAGTGGTTGGCGGGGCGTAACACGTTGACGAACGTCGAGGCTCTTGCCGGCATGATGTTTCTGGGCTGGTTCATCATCTTTTCACGGCAGATTGCGGCCATCGAATCCGATCGTGTGCAGACGCAGCTTATTCTGGCGCAAACCAAGCGGCCAGAATCCGTCGAGGATCTTGCGGAGGTCAGCGAAACCGTTCCTGGAACCGTTTCCCGACTCTCGTCGGAAGTCTAA